TGATGACCATCCTCCACATACAAAGGTAGCTCAATCAAACACATTGGAATTCCTCAAGCATAACAGCTTTACAGCTTACAATTATGAGACACATACTCCATGCGTAATGGATAGCAAAAAACTTATTGAGCTATTTGACAACATCAATTGGCAGAATGACAACCATTTCATCAAGTCAATCTATTGCAATGTGTACCAGGTTCCATCAAAGGAAGGATTCAATTGTAAGGTATCAACTCCATCTATTGCAAAGGCTCAAGAATTCATTGCACTCCAGGGATGTTTCTCAACTGGTGATCAGTTCTGGAATAAGCCTTGCGTTGAATGGATTAAAAGCTTGACTTAGCCTCTTGTACTTGCACCTTGTTTTGAGTGCCAGTGATGTCAGACTCCAAAACAACCACTTGTGATGTCATTGTTGTACCTTGTTGACCTTGACCAATCTGATTCAAGTCAGTTGTCTGAGCTTGTGTGTTGGCTGTGAATGAACTTGCACCAGCTCCACTCAATGCACCTCCACCTCCAGATGATAATTGTGGAGGAGTGGGAGCTGAGCCCGCTTGATACTTTTGATTCATGATAGCCATTGCCTGAGTGATTCCAATCAATGAGGCTGATGCAATTGCAGCAATACCAGCTGGAGATGGAGGTGGCCCAAATTGTGCAATACCTTTGACAATGGCTGAGGCTGTATCAATACCAACCTGTGCCAATCTTAGAGCCTTGTCTCTTGCAAATTGTGCTTTCTTAATTTTCTCCTCTTCATTGTAGGCTTTCAACTGCACTTGATACTTTTGTTGTGCAAAGTTTTCCTCAATCTGTTTCTTTTGATCAGCAGTCAATCCCTCTTGGCTAAGTTGTGCCTGGAGATTCTTGTCAAGATTAGCAAGATCTGCATCTCTATTCTCAGCTATTCTGTTTAATCTTGCTTGATCTATCTCATTGACAAGAGCATTGATTTTCTTAAGTTCATCCAATCCTTTCTGAGCTCCCTCAATTGCATCTGTCACTCCCTTAAGTTGCTCCTCTCTTGCCTTAATTGCATTGGCCTTTGCTTGATCATCATATTTTTTATCAAGCTCTGCTTTCTTTATTCTGAATTGTTCCTGAGCTTTTAAGTTAGCATCATAGAATTCCTCCTCATCAATAGCCTCAGCTTTGAAAGCTGCCAAGTTTAATGCCTCTTGTTTTTTCAATGCCTCTTCCAAATCAAGCAATTCATTCTCTCTATCAGTATTTAAGAATCTTTGCAATTGATCTCTTAATGATTTTTTCTTAGCCTCATTCTCTGCAATCTTGTCAAGCTCAATCTGGTTATACTTATTGACAATGGCAATTCTTTCAGCTGCCTCTTGCACAGCAATTTGTGACAATAACTCAGCATTGCCATGAGCTTGATCTCTAAGCTTGTCATACTTCATTGTGGATAGCAAAAGCTCCTTCTCTTGATTCTCAGCCATTAAGTCAAGACTCAATTGGAATTGTTCATCCTCAGCTTTGATTCTATCCTCATTTGCTTTGCGTTCAATCTCAGCCAATCTCTCAGCTTCTTTCTTAGCATCCTCTCTTCTCTTCTCAGCTCTTGCCTTGGCTTTATCTGATCTTGCTTTTGCAGAATCATCATCTTTTTTGTCTTGCTCAATTCTTAATACCTCAAGATCCTGAGCATTCTTTTTATTAACCTTGAATTGTTCAAAACTGTTTTTCTTTGCATCCTTAAGTGACTTCTCAAGTTTCTTAGCTCTGTCACTATCAGCATCTCCTGTTGCCTTGAGTAGTTTAATCTCAGCCTCATATGCTGCAATCTTTTGCTTTTGCATTTCAAGGATGGCTCTTCCTGACTTAAGAGCTGCCTTAAGTTTTTTCTCCTCCATTTCCTCAGTATTCTTTCCAGCAGCTTGTGCTTTTCGAATTTCAAAGGATAGATTATCATCAACAGCTTGTGCTTTTTTCTTTTCAGCTGCAATCTTTTTATTCATCTCTTTCTCAGTGGCATCTGTCTTGGCTTTGGCATTGGCTTTCATTTTTGCTGTCTGAGCATCATCAATAATTCCAAAATATTCAAGAGCTTTAACTACACCATAAATAGCTCCGACAAATATTAACAAAGGACCACTTACTAATCCTAAAATAACTGCAGAAAGAATTTTTATTTTTGGTCCAAGTTTATCAAACCAATTATAAGCTTTGATAACAGCTGCAGATATCTTATCAAAATTTGCAATTAATAAACCAACAGCAACAACAATGGCACCAATACCCGTTGATATCAATGCTAATCTAAACAATTTCATTGCTGTTGTTGCTCCTCCAGTTGCTGTGGCAAGTCCAACATTTGCTCCAGTCTGAGCTTGTGTAGCCGCAACACCAGCCAATGCTGGAGCAATGCTGCCAGTCATTATAAAATTCTTAGCTTTCTCAAGACCATTTCTTAATTGCAATCCAAGAATTGATTCCTTGTTAAGATTATTGGCAATGATTGAAACTGAATTAACAAGTCCCTGGACAGCTTGCAACTTGACCATTGTCTCAGTCAAAGCCTCAGACTCAACTCCAGTCAATGCGACTGCTGATTGAATACCTTGGAATGCAGCTGCTCCAGTCTCAACTCCTTGCAATGCTGTATCAACACCAACAAAGTCAGATGATAAAGCTGTTGTCTGAGCTTTTAGATCACCAATCTCATCCTTAAGATTTGCAGCGTTTCTGATTGCTTGTGCTCCAATAGGACTCTCAGCTCCAGCCTGAGCTGCCAAGTTCTGATAGTCCTTCATGGTCTTGGTCAACTCCCTCATAGTAAGTCCACCAGCCTCAACTCTTGCATTTAGTTCCTGCAGTTTTTGGTCAAAGGTATCTATGCCAGTATTATCTGCTGCTGTTTTTTGTGTTGCCTTGAGATCTTGATTCAAGTCATTAACAGCCGCATCCATAGCTTGAATGTCATTAACACTATTTCCAGTGTTTACCTTAAGTGAGAATACAACTGATTTCTCTGCCATTAATTTTCAATTGGTGGAAAAGGTGGGCTTGGCTTAGGCTCAAATGGGCTTAACGGAATATCTAATAAATAAGCGTATTCAGTTGGTGCAATATCTGCCTCGTCCTGTTCACTTAAGAATAAAAAATACACATCGTTAATATCCTGAACAAAATTAAAGAATGTATCTGCGTCAAAGAATATACCTTGTAAATCTTCTGCTTGTTGGTTTGTTACTATTCGTCCTTCCATTATACTTGTCTTGATAAAGTTGTTTGATATGCTTGAACTGCTGTGTAAAAATTAGTTGCATCCGTATCTGTTAATCCATCACCAATTGAAGCAAAAGCACATTGTTTATCAGAATAATAAATTGAACCACCACCTTCTATTAATCCGCCAATATAAACATTAACACTTGAAATAGATGAAATTGTTAAAGTTCTACTTGCTATTGAAGTTCCGTTTTTAAATATCTTAGATGTTGTTGAAGGAGCTGTATTAACATAAAACCCTCTACCATCAGTATTTGAAGCTGTTAATCTATTTGTTGCAAAATTTCCTGAATCATAGCCAGCTGTGTTAGCTGTTCTTCTTGTCCACAATGAGAATATATCTGTACTTGGAGGGCTTGTTGTAGAACCCATTTCGTAAAAATCTTTTGCAGTAGAAGTTCTTGAATAAAAAGATAAATGGTTATTATTATAAGTTAATCCATTTGTTGAGGGTACAAAAGCTGTGTTTGCATAAGCACTTGAGCCATTAGGAGTCATTCCAGTTGCTGAATGAGTCCATCCAGTTGAGAATGTTAAATTAAATGTTCCTGGAGTTTTCAGGTTTACAGCATGAGCCGAAGCTATTCCACCAACTATTGGATAGATTGCTTTAAACTTTGTCCAAATAGAATACGCTTTTAAGTCAACTACCAAAGTATTGATAGCAGCTTGTTGAGTTGGGTCTGTTATTGCAGCCGCTGTTATGAATGCTTGTGCATCGGGGTCAACTGCTGGTCCAGCTCCTCCAGCTAATATGTTTTGAGTTGTTAAGAAAAAACTATTGCCGTATCCTATCATAATACTAAACAAACCGAGCCAGATGTCAATGTCACTCCACTGAACTTGGCTCCATTAATAGGTCTGATTATTGCTCCAGCTTTTACTGCTGTTCCAGTTGCTGCAATGTAAGTTGATTTTACATCAGTACCAGCAACTCTAATTGCTGAGAATACTGTATCCTCAAGAACTACAATTGCATCATGATCAACTGTCTTTGCAACTGTATTATTTACTATGAATGTCCCTTGTTGTGCTGTGAGCACGCTGTTTCCTATTGCCATTTTTATTTTAAATTAAATCTATTACTACCTCATAACCTAATTGCTCAAAGCCAATCTTTCCATATTTGTGAGCTGTGTTTAAACTTTGCTCCTCACCAGCTTCAATTGTTGCATTAAATGTGCCAGCTTGTATATTAGTGAACACAGGTTGATTCTGCTCAAATGTTTCTTTACTTACATAAGTTACAACCGCTATTTCTAAGGTTGTGCCATTTGATCTTCCAACAAACTCAACACGCCCATAAACTTGTGGGATAGTTAAATCAGTTCCTGAAATTTTAATTTCTTTTTCTGCTGTTGCTTTAATAATTAGTGCCATAATTTTATTATTTATGCTAAGATACCAAGATTTCTCAAAGCCTTAACTACTTGTCCAATTGTATATCCATCAAATGTAGCAGTATCATTTGCAATTAATGATGTATTCGAAACAAATGTAGCTGCTCCTACTCCAGTTGTTTCTTGGTATATCTTTACCACATTACCATTCTCAGTTCTAAAATGCGGAGCTGCATTCCCTGCTGTTATATCTGCTGAATACATTTGAAAAGCATCAGTCGGTGAACTGCCTGGAGATGTCCCGTTATATTGTGCAAAAACCTTAGATGAACTCGTACCAAAAGACGTACCTCCAATAGCTACATTTCCACTTGTTGAATTAAATACAACATCGCCTGTTATTGTTTCTATTGGTCTATATGTAACTCCAGTAGTTGATGTTAATGTTGGATCAATTAATATACCTCGAACAATTCCACTATAAGAACCTGATGTATTTGTTCTTGGATTAATTCTTAATAAATTATAAGTAGCTGTACCAGAACTTGGAGACCAAACATCATTAGATGACGTTCCTATATTTACAGTATTTTGTGTTCCTGATGTTGCTGTAAATACTCCAGCATCTGCTGCATTTGAGCCTAATATAAGACTATTTGCTGCTGTTGAGCTTCCTCCTGACCCTGTAATTGTTAAGCCAGCACCTTGTTTTAATCTTGTATAAGCAGTTCCTAAATTAGCAATATTAGAAACAAATTGTAAAGCAAATGCTCCATTTCTCCAAATTTCCAATGAGCCCGATGTACCTAAAGTTCCAGTTCCAACAACTATTGCAGCAGTTGTTGACCCACTATTTCCAGTTATATTAATTCCACTTTCTATTGTACCGAATTGAAATCTTGAATTTCCACTTATATCTAATGTTTGACCAGGTGAAGATGTTCCGATTCCTAATCTATTATTTGAATTATCCCAAAATAAATTGGCTGACTGTTGTAGTACATTTCCAGTACCTTGAAAAAATACACGCCCAATAGTGCCACTTGCAACAGCAGTTGTTCCTACTGTTAAAGTTGATGCAGCATTTAAAATTTGTTGACCAGTTATTCTCTTTGAAACATAACTCAAACCAGATACCTCTGAAATCTCAAGTAAATCTGTTGCTGCTAAATTAGAACCTTTGGCAGTAAGTTGTGATATTTTTAATCCCATTTATATCTCTATTATTCGAAGAGTTCCATCCTCAGTGATTCGATCATCAGTACCTCTTGTCTCTCCCTCCAATATTCTACCATACTGAGTGAATGGATCATATGGTGGAGTCACTATTGTTGTTTGAATACCTTCTCCTTCTATTATGCGTATTAGTTCGATATTGGTTGACACATTCTTTCCACTCTGATAATCACTTATCTTTTGCAGTCTATACACAACTCCATCTATGTTGATTAGGTTTCTAAAATCAAGGCTATTGATGTCTGATGGTCTCAACATAACTGAGCAAGTGATTTGCTTTCCAAATCTTGATATCAATTCCTTGATGAACTTCTCATGATACAGATACAAGTTGTTGGTTGGATAGTTGCTTGTTGACCAAAACACATAGTCAGGGATACCAAAGTTAAAATCAAATGTCGGTGAATCAAGGCTGTCCAAATGACCAACATAAGGATAGTCAGTCTCTGAATGATCAATACCATCCTCATCTCTATGAATCCATGCTCCAGTTCTTAATCCTCCTAACTGCACAATGAATGGCTTGCCTTTTTTCTTTTCAACTAAGCTACTGCCATCTTCATTGAACTTAACCTGGAATGATCTTGGCACAATCAAGTCAGTGAAGGATCCCTCTGGTGAATCTTCAGGAATTCTGCATAATAGCTTTTGACTGAATGGCAATTTAAACTCAGTATCATTGATTGCAAATTGACTTTGACTCTCAATTAAAAATGATCCATATTGCTCCTGGACATCATCAAGATATCTTGTGTTCCAATAGTCATCATCTTGCTCAAAATTAAACTTGTAATTCTTTGAACTAAAATTGATTGTTGGAGTGACAGTTATATCATTTGATCTGTCCAATTTATAAGTCCAATCAATTGCATCTCCACTGGCATTGTAAAATTCTGACAATGGCTCAATCTCCAAAATACTTGGATCAGATATTGATGGCTTGATATACAAATTGAATGCAGTGACCAATCCTTTAAAGAACTGATCACAAGTCATGTCAGGAAGGAATGAATCAAGATAGACTGTCCCTCCAGCTGATAAGGCTTGTTGTTGTTTTAATATGTCAAGTGTCGCTGTATTACTTTCGATTTGATATGTTGTTGTTGCATTGGTTATATTCAATCTTTGTATGGTTGTATTGTTAATAAATAAACCAAGCTTGATTGTGATTTCATCATTGATTAAAAGATTCAATTGCCTCTGATAATCAAATGTAAATGTCAATGATGTTGTGTCTGAAGTTATGGCTCCAGAATAAACAACATCTTGTGACATAGGAATGTTATTCTTATATATGAATATCCTAACTGAATAAGAGCCGTTGATTGTATATGCACCAGAGCCATTGCCAGCAATTGTAATATCAAAATCATGATCACCAGAATAATTAAGATTAAACAATCCTTCACTTGCTGCCACAAATTTCAATGGATCAGTTGTCTGAGCTTGACTTAAATTATCTTGAGTAACTGTACAATCATAGTTATCACCAAATTGCTTATCAAAAGTATTGATATATCCTCCAGGTCCATCAGGCTCAATGAAGCTTATGAATGAACCATTAAAGATAAAGCCACCAAGATTATTATCTTCAATTGTAAATAGTGAATCATTATCAGCTTGAGCTTGTGTGATGGTTGGCAAATCTCCTCCAGGATAAGCCATTAACAATCTCTTGAATCTCTGGCTATCAATGAATTGACTATCCCAAGTTATGCCAGCATAGTTGAATGCTTTCTCCAATACCTCATAGCAAAACACTTGAGGAGGAATATGCTCAACTCCAAAGGTGGAAGCTGATGGACGCGTGAATCCGTAATCAATCAAGCCGTAATAATACCCCTTACCAGTCCACCCTTGAGAGTCTTGATTGCTGGATGGTGATCCATTCAATTGGATAGTTCCATTCCATGTATCTTGTTGGTTGTCATATGTCAGAGCATGATTGTATTCTGACCAACCTAATTCATTCACCTTAATCTTGGCAAGCCTTGAGATGTAGTCAATGGTGTCACTTACCAGAGTGATGTCAAAGGACCATACTCCATCCATAAGCTTGCAACTCATCAACTGAGCTACACCATTGAACTCAAGCAAGCCATTCTGATAGTATTGACATTCAGCCTTTATGCTTGGATCAAAGTCAATGAAATCAGAATCAGTACCCGAGATTGTCTCGGTAGCTGATAAAGTATACACACTCAACATAAGTGATGTATTACTCTTTGTTCCTGGCAATGTGATAGTCTTGGACTTGTTGCCCTTGCGAGCTGTCAAATCCTTGATGTCACTGATATTGAATGTCAATGGGAATGGTGCATCTTGGTTGATGTCAACAAGCCTCCCATTAATGAATAATTCTCCAGCCATTAGTTAAGTTGTGATCTATATGTGTATGTTCTTTCAATTGTAATCTGCTCCTGGATTAATCCATCTCTCCTCCTGTTCTTGAGCTGATAGCTTGAATTGGTAACTTTCACTGGCTCAAATTCAGTCGAATTGTTTTGCTCAAGATAAACCAAAGGAGAATCAAACAATGAATCAACAAGCCAATTCTGAACTGCCTCTGATATCCAGTCTGAATTCAAAATCAATTGCTTGCTCTTTGTCTTAGCATAGTGAATCTTTTGACCAGAATACAGTGGATATGTGTAGCTTGTGCCATCCCATACTCCAGGATCTCTCTGGTAGTCAAATGCCTGAACAGTTGCTGATTCAGTTGATACCAAAGCAAAGGTGAATGAATCCCATGATCCAAGCTTATTCAACCAATGCAATCTATATGTGTCATATCTCTTGCAATCAGTATCCATGTAAATTATAAATGGTCCAACAAATGAAACACCACTCACATCAATAGCTACCTCATATTTGTAGCAATCATCAAAATCAATCTGAGTTATGCTTGAATTTGCAATGATCACCTGTGGACCAACATTCAAGATGTTGAATTCAGATGATGTAATTGATAAGTTATCACTTGCAATTGTATTGCCTTGGATATCTAACAAAAATACATTCAAAACAACTGGAACAACTCCAGTCTGTTCAAAATATCCGAGATAAAAATTCTCATCCATTCCACATAAAGCTCTGGATGTTGTTGGAAAGTTAGTCAAGAATACTGCATCCTGAGTTAAATTAGGATCATAGATTTCAAAATCCCATACTCTCCATTGTGGATATTCAAGAACTGCATTGAATGCTTTCAATGTTGTGCTTGTATCACTGGCTTGAATTGTCGGAGTTGATCCATACTTTTCATAGACAATGATAGCATATGTGACCATTGAATTGGTTGCATCAAACTCAAGATCAGTTGTGATTTCTGGATTTCTTATCACACTTTGAACAGCTTCAGATACATCAATTCTGCCAAGAGTATTAAATTGCCTGAAGACCTCTTGAGTCAATCTCAATGTGCTATCAATATAAACCTCAACAATAAAACTGAAATTCGGTTGTGCAGTCTGATTGCTGCTGAATGTGAACACCAATGGATTCCCAGCTGGTGCAATGAGTTGTGGCTCATCATATATTGTTACTGCCATTCTTTGTAAAATTTATTTCAAACATTAAACCAGTGAGCTCTGCCAAATCATTTCCAATCCTCTCAAGGACTTGATCAGTGATGACATTCTCAGTGATCCTCTTTGGTTCCAATCCTCTTTGCTTTATGTTGGATGCCACAGCATAAGCATGCGACATGTCAAGTCCTTTCCACTGGCTGATGGCTGTTGCCATGTTGTGAGATACTCCAGGATAGTTGAATGAGAATTGGCTACCATAGTTGTTGGTGCCAACAGCATTAACTCCCTCATCAACAAATGGAAAATAATCCTCAGCCTCTAATCTGAATGACAGCTGTCCAGTTGGTACTGGAATGATTGATGCTGCCAATGCTCCAGTATTTTGAGCAACTCTCTTTGTGTAATCCCTGAACTCCTCAGCAAGTTGATTTGAAAGGCCAATGATAAACCTATCATAAGCATTCTGTGGCTGCTCAGCATCCTGAGTAGTTATTCCAAAATCCTCAAGAAAATCAAACTCAGCCATTTCTTAATATGCGTTTTTGTTCGTTCTCATCCACTATCCTAAAATAGTTCATCCAGAATAGTGTTGTCACATAAGGCTGTTGTGTAACCTTTGCCACACTGAATCCCATTTCTTTGGATAGTCTATGAATGATAGTGGTCCAACTGAACCACTCTGAATCTTTAAGTCCTGCTCCATCATCATCATTTCCATCCTCTGCCTCGCCATCTGTATCCCTAATATAGCGAGCCTCCGCTTGTCCGATAAGTCCAAAAAAAAACTGAAAAAATTTAAGAACTCATCACCTGGAAAGTTTTCTTTGAATTCCTTGTATCTGTTATCATTAGGATTCAACACTCTGCCTCTGTCATCCTCCTGACAATACTCCATGCCCTTCTCAACATACATGATTGCCAATGCTTGACATGGATCTTGACTGATATCCTCAATAAGTTTCAAGTCAATGATCTGACCAGTTGAGACATGACCAAAGTTTTTCTCAAAGCAATACACCTTGCCATTCACCTCAATCTCTGACTGTGGCTCCTGGTATTTATAAGTGATCAACAACTGGAGCAAATGGTTGGCAGCAACTTGGATGGATTCAATATCAGCTCGCTTGATCTTGTTGATTGACTCTCCACTGAATAAGCTAAGCAACTGACATTGGAAGATTAGCAATTGAGTAATGTCATCCTTTTGTTCCTTCATTGCCTCAGCCATCATGAGCCACCTGGTCATCTGTTCAGGGCTGCATGCTGATAGTGTTGTTGGTAGTTTTATATCAAGTTGTTTCATACTCTCAAAGCCATATATCTTCCTCGGTTTGTGAATTCCTTTCTGCTATGCCAAGCCAATGCTGTTGACATCACTCCATCATCATGCAATCCAGCTGGTGCAGAATAACTCACATTCCTGGTGTTTGGATTGTAAATATAGGAAAAATTATCAAGTTCATCTATCAACCATTGCTCATTGACAATTGAGATAGATTGTTGCTCGAATGCCACAGCAAGATCCTCAATGATGATTGGCTTTGTTTTGGAGCTTGTAACAAATGGATGGATTAGATTCTTGCATCTTGCCTGGAGCATTTCAAAGAACACATCACCTTGATTGTTTACCTCAACCAATGTCACAGCATTGTATTGCTTAATCAACTCAGCTACCTTGTCAATGATCCTGGTCCACTCATCATGCCTCCATCTGTGAGCTGTCACCATCTGACCATCTTGGTTGAGGATAGTGAGCACAGTGTAGTCATCAGCTCGACCAATGTCAAGACCAGCAAACATCTTTGGAGTCTTGGTCCCTGTGCCAATGCACTCATGAACATTCTTGAATATACCAGATGCATTGTCAATGAACTCAGCTAAGTACTCCTGTCTGAATACATGATCTGGGAGTGACCTCTTTCTCTCATCCAATTCTCTTGGATCAATCATTGGATTGTCATAGGATGAATAGTGAAAGTAAGCATATCTGTCATCATAGTTTGGTTGCATGCACAACCTATGGAAATGATTCTTGCCTTTTGGTGTTGAGATGAATATTACTTTCTTTCCTTTGACCAGAACAGTTGCACTCAATACCTCATCCCACAGCTCTGGTCTTGTGAATGCCATCTCATCCACAACCATATAGTCAAAGGTATTACCTCTGATATTATCTGGTCTCTCACCTGAAAAGAATTCAATTGTTGAGCCAAAGCCATTCACCAATAAATCTGACCGATTGAAATTAAACAAGCCACTCTTGGCAACTGCTCTCTCAAGATCAGCAAAAACTTTCTTGCCTTGCTTATAAACTGGAGTTACCCAAGCTATGCGGCAACCTTTATCATTGATAGCCCACCAAAGTAGTTGATTGATTCCAAGCAATGTCTTGCCAAACTGCCTTCCAATGTTGAGAGCATAATACTTCTCATGGCCATGGTTGATGGCATCATGAATCTCTCTCTGTTTGTCATGTGGTTTATAACCTTTGACTGTACTCATTCAAAGTCAAACTTCTCTACATTCTTAGTCTCCAGCTGTTGTCTGTCATGCATGCCGAGAAAGTTCTTTCCATAGAATATACCTTTACCTTCATTGGCTACAATAGAAATGGCAAGAGCTTTGAAATCTTCTGTTATCTTTTTTATGGTGTCCGATAATGGATGATTATCATCTTTCATTGCATTATAAAATTGACTCTTCTGATAGAATTCAAAATCATTCCTTCTCAGCCAATGCAATAGGAAATATCTAACATCAGGTATTATCCTGTCCTTTACTTCATGAACACCAGAATTAACAACTACTTGCTTTGTTGCAAATTCACATTCATCAATATACTTCCAGGCTAATTCTCTAATCTTATCAATGTCTATATTTTTATATGTATTTGACATTTAGATATAGTTATTCTCTTAATATATATTATTGTTCGATTAATTACAATATTTAACATAGAAAGTATATGGCACCACTTTCAACTTAACCAGGATCCAGATAAGATGCTTGTATTTTTTAAAGTCATATTTATCAAACTCTGACCTGTCTCTCTTTCTGATGTTCACCAGTCTTAGCATCCTCTCAGCACTTGAGCCAAGTTTAGTGATGTCAAACTCTGACTTGATATTGAACTTCTCTCTGGCTTGCTCCTTGGTGAGCTTACCACTTCTCACTTGAGCAGCTAAGTAAACAATCCTTTTGTCAATGTCAAACTTCTCAGGCAGAAGGAATGAGCCCACGAATTCAGTGTAAACATTCTCACAATGCTTACCTCCGTAATCTTGCCAGTTGATAAGTCTCTTCATCTCAGCCTCCATTGTGTCTCTGTCAAATCCATAGTGAAATGGTCTCACATTCTTGATACCCATTGCAGCATAGAATAGTTGATCCT